TAAGGAAAAACATTTTAATAAAGCAGTACGCAGACCGTTTTACGCATCAGACCTGCTGAAAATAATCCAATTTGAGGCACTTCTAACGTCCGTAGCGGCGTTTGATTTGAGTCATGGTAGGCAGGTATCGGAAGTAGACAGAAAACGGCTTAAAACGGCTGTATCCAGAATCAACGAAGCCGTTAGTTACATTAACTAGGGGAAACTATGACGATTGAACTAGCGAGAGGAGAGGCTGAGGAACTGCTGAATATTTTACGGATGGTGTACTCAAATCACGAACTAACGAAGATCATCAGTAATCGGCTAGCGGGAGATGTGCTGATTGAGTTCCCACCTGAGCCTGTAGAGGAAAAGCCTGTTGCAGAGTGGAAAGAACTGTCTACCGCAGAGATTAAAGCACTCTGGAACGTAACAAAGAAACCTAGTGAATTTGCCAGTTTACTGCTGGCTAAAGTTAAGGAGAAGAACTATGAATGACGGTTACTACTGCGTTGTTTGCGGCAGGTTCCTGCTTGAAGAAGATGGTGTGATCGTGCATGACGATGTGCCGCACCCTTTAGATATGGACTTTGGAGATGAGGAGAAGCCGCAATGAGTGGAAATCATAATAAATACCAAAAATCAATACAGAAAATTGCTCAAGAACCTGATTACGAAAAGCGTTTATCACTAGCGGCAGAGTCAATGGGAGAGAATGTACTCTCAATGATTAAGCACATCTTACGAAAGCATGATGCAGCAATTATTGAGGCTTCCTTTGAAGCTATTGAGGCAGCAGTTAAAGAAGAAAGACGATCCATCATTCGAGTGCTAGAAGGTGGAATAGTCGAAAAAGAACACGTTGAATATCCGATGAACGCAGCATTGGATTGGGCGATTGCAGCCATTGAGGAGAGGGGTATATGAAACCTATTGCGTGGATAAAGATTCGAGAGCTATCGTATATGCAAGCCGTTCAAGAGCAAGGTGCAACCGAGTGGAAAACCAATCTTGGCCTGAATCCTGAGCCAGATGACGAGGGTTTGTACACAGAGACGCAGGTGCAGAAGATGTGGGAGAGTTTCGAGCAGTCCGTTACTGACCCAGAAAACCAACCAAGCCAGTACGGTACGGTGCTGATGAAAGAATGGCAGGGGCTGACGGATGAGGAGAAGTCAGAGATTTACAACAGGAACTACAACCTGTACGCACATGATATGCACATCGGCGATTTCTTTCTGATTCAACAAGCCATCGAAGCAAAACTAAAGGAGAAGAACAATGAGTCTTGAGGCGAGAGCGATAGAACTAGACGAGGCTAGGAAGGCTCGAATCCTAAAGTCGGAGAGTATTGACGTTGAGAAGTATCTACATTCCAACGACGTAACGATACGGGTCAAGAAGGCCTCTGACTGGTTAGATTCCATCAAAAAGGCTTACCTATCGGAAACGGTAGAAAAGAAAGTCGTTATGCCTTGGCCTAAGACACATGATTCTTTTGCCTATCGTGAGGGTGAAGTAACTGTCTACGCGGGTTCTAACGGTGGCGGTAAGTCGCTTATCACGGGTCAGATAGCGTTGAGTCTGGTCAAGCAGGGTCAGTCGGTCTGCATAGCATCGTTTGAGATGAAGCCTGAACGGACGCTACAGAGGATGCTTAGACAGTTTTCCGGGGAATCCTTGGATGATCCGTTGACTAACGACAGGGCAGGATTTATCACGAAGATGGTTGACCGGATGGACAAGTTTCTATCCGACAAGATGTACCTGTACGACCAGCAGGGAACTACATCACCGGAGAAGGTGATTGCTATGTCCAGATACTGCGCCATCGAGCTAGGGGTCAAGCACATCGTTATCGACAGTTTGATGAAGTGCGTCAAGAACGAGGATGACTTCAACGGTCAGAAGTCGTTTATCGACGAGCTAACGGCATTGGCGAGGGATCACAACGTACACATTCATCTAGTCCACCATATCCGCAAGCAGCAGACGGATGAGACACAGCCGAATAAGAACGACCTGAAAGGGTCTGGAAGTATCTCGGATCAGGTGGATAACGTCTTTTTGGTTTGGAGAAATAAGAAAAAAGAAAACCAAAAGAACCGGGGTGAACAGATAGACGAGACACAGCCAGATACCTTCCTAATGTGCGAGAAACAGAGGAACGGGGATGGTCAGGAGTGGTATGGACTTTGGTACGACAGTCTAAGCCAGCAGTTTGTGGAGAGGATAGGAGCGAGAATTGACTTTGATAACCGAGGAAGTTTTAAGGCATAGGTGTGAAGTTCGTGCTGTATTAGCGATGAGAACAGAAGACAGGGGCAAGGCGATGGACTATCTAATCAAGGTAAAAGAGGCTAGGCGAGAGAAGCTAGAGAAGGATTGCCGAGACCAGTGGGAACGTGGAAACCGAGGCAAATGGGGGGATTGGCGTGGTCTATAAACGGGTTGACTCAAATCAAGTCCAGATTGTTAAAGAGCTAAGACGCTTGGGTATGGAAGTCGAGCATCTTCACGGGGTAGGCAAAGGCTGTCCCGACATCTTAGTAGGTTGGAAAGGCAAAAACTGTCTGTTGGAAATAAAGCGGGACGATAAGGCCAAGCTAACCCCGGATCAGGTGCTATGGCATCACTCATGGAAAGGTCAGGTAGCTGTTGTCACTAACGTAATTGATGCGGTTAAAGCGGTAAAAGAGGTGTGCCGAGAGCCATGAAGACCATAACGATAACGGATGAAGATTACGATTTATGCGTAATGGTTGCAGCCATGAGGAATATGGTTTCTAGGGCTAGCAATACCAAAGACCGGCAAATGGGCAATCAGTCTGCGCTAGAGACAGACTTGACAGGGATCATTGGCGAGTACGCATTTTGTAAGCTACACAATATTTTTCCAGACTTAATCGCTAAAACTAGGTCAGGGTCTTACGACTGTCTTTTCAAGGGACAGCGCATTGACATAAAAACAACTAAATACAAAGACGGTAGGTTACTGGCAACGACCAAGCTAAACGACGATGTAGATGTCTATGTGCTGGCTATCGTTAATGGCAAGAGCGTAACTTTTCCCGGATGGACGAGAAAGAGCCAGCTAATCAAAGAGGAAAACTTAAAGAACTTAGGGCATGGAGAAACCTACGTCATGGATCAGGAGAAGCTAAACCCTTGGAAATAGCCGGGATAGGATTTACCTATAGCAATACATTTACCTATAGAAATATATTTGTTGACGCTCCGAAACAGTTTTGAGAAGATACGTCCATACCGCAGCACACAGCGGGATTTCTAAGGGGAACAAAATGGGAATCGTAAAAGCTAGCATTTTTCAAGAGACCAACGGCTACGGCAAAACTTTCTTTATCGGTGAGTGCGAGGCATTGCCAATCCGCACCAACATTGCCGAGTTACAGGGTGAGTTAGTCGAGTTTCTTGGCGATACGCGACAGGATGTGATTGAGCAAATTATCTCAGCCTTAAAGTCTCGCGGTATGTCAGGCAAGTTGCGTATTATTTAATTAACAATCCGGGGGAAACCCCGGTTTTTCAAGGGGAGCAACATGGAATCTATCAAAATCGAAGGCGTAACACGGCACACAGGAATCTACGTCGATACGATAGGTAAAGACGTATGGATTAACGTGATGTTGAGCAACGGTAGTGCGAATCTCTGCATAACGCCGGAGAACGCTGAGAAGCTAATCGAGGCAATCCGAGTCGCTATCGGGCAGGTGGAATATGCAAGTTAATCCGCACGAAGCAATCGATTTCATTTACAAAAACTCTACGGCTTACGCTAAGGCTAAGGCTGAAGTTACCTACCTTGAGGAGTTTCGTAAGAGCAAGAAAGCAATTCTGTTCAGTCAGGCTATCGGGAATACGGTAGCTGACAGGGAGAATCAGGCTTACGCTCACCCAGAGTACCAAGCCTTGTTAAAAGGCCTTCAGGCGGCTGTAGAGGCTGCTGAGGAGCTTAGATGGCAGTTGATAGCGGCACAGGCTCGGATCGACGTATGGCGGTCTCAGGAGGCTTCTAATCGGACTATGGATAGGGTGACACAATGACTAGAGATGACATCAACAAGTTGATACAGGAACACGGCTTGTTTCACGGCGCGATGGCGTTAGGGGTAGTGATGGATGCTGGACATTTGGAACACTTTGCCAACCTAGTCGCAGCAATAGAGCGTGAGGAATGTGCCAAGGTCGTTGAGCAAGCTGGCATAGATGGATACGGGACTTTAGCTGCTGCTGTATTGGTGAGAGAAAGGGGTAAGCCATGACTGACCTACAATATAACGTACCAGACGATAGCAATTTGGCACAATGTGAATATTGTGGCTGGGTAGTAGACTGGGATGAGGTTCCGAGGGCTAGGGACTTATCAGGCGAGATTGTTACCTGCTGCGAGGAATGTAACGAGGGCGAGTCGTTTGTAAATTATCCGTCTAAGAGGTTCAATGTACAGAAGCAAGAAGTTACTTGAGAGAGCTAGACACCTACCTTGTCAGCATTGCGGCAAGGAGGACGGAACGGTAGTAGCAGCCCACTCGAATCAGTTGCGAGATGGGAAAGGAAAGGGTATAAAGGCTAGTGATTTTAGGATTGCTAGCCTTTGTTTTTTATGCCATTTCGAGCTAGATCAGGGCAAGAATCTTTCCAAGCAGGAACGTGTAGAGATGTGGGAAGAAGCTCATCGAAAGACCATAGGCTTACTTTTTGAACGTGGTTATCTGGAGGTCGTATGAAGAAGACGAAATCTGAAAAGAAGATGAGCAAGGTTTACAACGAATTTAAGGAAGGAACCTTACATTCAGGTAAGGGTGGCCCTGTCGTTAAGTCTAAGAAACAAGCAGTTGCAATTATGCTATCCGAAGGTGGCAAAGCAAAAAAGGCTAAGAAATGAAGGCCGGACTCTACAGTAATATCCACCGAAAACGTGAACGTATCGCTGAGGGTTCTGGCGAGAAAATGCGTAAACCGGGTTCTAAAGGTGCGCCAACTGCTAAGGCGTTTAAGGAATCAGCTAAGACAGCCAAGCCGAGGAAAAAATGAAGAACGGTCAAAAGAAATCTG